TCAACTTATGAATCTGGTTCATCTGTAAACACTACAACTAATTCTACTAACAACGCATACTCAGGTGATACAAGAGTAGCATCAATGGCAACAGCTCCATCTATGTCTGCATACTCACAAGACTTGTGTGTAGTTGGTTACTCTGGTGGAGTATCTACATTTGGAGTTGGTATATCAGGTGGTAGTTATACAAGAGATGAGAACTGCGAAAGAATTAAATTATCAAAAGTATTAAATGATTTAGGTATGAAGGTTGCAGCAGTTTCTATTCTCTGCCAAGATCCAAGAGTGTTTCATTCAATGGAGAACTCAGGAACACCATGTCCCTTTGAAGGTAAGATTGGAAACGAAGCAACAGCACAGTGGTTAAAGTATGACAAGCTAAGACCAGATTATAATTTATACGTTGAGAAATTAAAGATCATAGAAGATAAGAAAAAAGAAGATGAAGCTAAAAATAATACTAAGTAGTTTATTATTATTTAGTACAGCACATTCTCAAACAACAACAACTACAAACTTAACACCAAAAGTATTTACAACTATAAATGGTTGGAGTGGAAGTAACTTATCATCTACTCATGGTAATGAAACTATTGCTGGTGTGAGTGGTCAATATATTCAGAATACAATATCATTAACTAATGTAGGTTTATCTAAAGCACAAATCAATGAAGGGTTTACTTCAACGCAAGGTGTAGATGTTTGGTTTTGGTCTGGCAATCCAAATCAGAATGTTACTATGACGCAAATAATAACAGATCCTAGTGGCGTAGGAACAACACAGAATAGAATCATACCTTACACTTCAACTTACTTTAACACTTATACTAACGTAGCTGTTGTAGATAAAAACATACAAGACAACTATAGTATAACAAGTAAGTTTTCTTTTTATGAATCTTCAAATTCTCCATATCATGCAGCTGCCGATCTAATGAATCCTACTTTAAGTATTACTTATGTAACTAATCCAACTCCTCCTATTGTTCTTGCACCAATCATAACACCAATAGTTCAAGAGATTAAATTTATAGAACCAGTAGTTACTCCTATTGCAACGCCTGTAATAACTCCAGTAGTTGAGATAATAGAAAGTCCAATAGTTGTTCAACAAGCAGTAGAAGAAAAGAAAATTGTAGAGCAACAGATTGAACCAGCTAAAGAAGAAACAAAAGAAACTGTTAAGGAAACACCTAAAGAAGTTACTAAAGAAGAAACTAAAGAAACACCAAAGGAAACCCCGAAGGAATCTAAGACTTCAGTAACCGAAGAAAAACAAACTGTAACAAGTACACAACAGGAAGTAAAAACAAAACTAACAGAGAATAAAGTAGGAGCAGAAGTAAAGATAGCAGAAGTGAAAGTAAGATCAGTACAAGAGATAAAGATTGACGCATTAAAAGGTAACCAACCTAGTTTAAGTGTATATGAATCTAAACCATTCTATGTTCAAAGGCAAATGGCAGGTGTACCTAATCCAGATTTCTTTATGCAGTTTAATATAGAACAACAGGCTGTGTATATTAATGTTAATTTAAACAATTATATTTCTAAAGATCCTTTAGTTGCTAGACAAAAAATACTAAAAGATATAGAAGATGAACAGAATGAGTTGATCATTCAACTAGAACAATTAAAAAGAATAAGAGGATAATATGTTTGATAAAATTAAAGGTAATCTTAAAGAGATTATAGCTACAGTTGCAATCATTGGTACTATTGGTGGTGGATTTATTAAGTATGGAGAGATCATGTCAAAGATTGATAGCATTGATCCTGCTAAAGCTGGTCAAATTAAACAAGACTTAGCCATTGCACAAAAAGAAATTGAATTATTAAAAGTTCAAATGAAAGAACTTAGAGCAAGCTCATCTAATCCATTAGCAAGATGAGTAATCAGATCATGACTGCGTCTGGTCAGATGTATAGTAAAAAAGTATCTTTACTATCGCAGCAAGGATCTAAAGTTAAAATTAAATTAAAGAAAAAGAATGGCAAAAAAAAATCTTGAAGGGAAACATATAAGAAAGTCGCCTAAGAAAAGAAGAGGAAGACATACTAAGAAAGTTAATAAGAATAAAACTTATAAACCATACGTTGGTCAAGGTAGATGATACAATTATTATTAATCAAGTTAAGCAACTGGTTAATTGGTGAGCCTGTAGTAAAAAGAAAACGAATAGTAAAATTTAAAAAGGTTATAAAAAAAGGAAAGAAGTTTACATGATTACAAATAGAATTAGCAAATGTATTTTTTGGTTAAGCAAAGGATTCTGTTCTTTACTGAATCAATGTAAGTGTGCTACAATAAATGAGAATAGCTTTACGCCTAAGATAAATGAGGATCAGTTCAACCCTTTTAAAGAAAAATTATAATGGTTAAAAAAATGTATCAGAATCCAAGCGGTGGATTGAACGCTGCTGGTCGTGCTTACTACAATCGTAAAGAGGGTTCTAATTTAAAAGCTCCTGTCAAATCGGGTGTTAACCCAAGACGAGTTTCTTTTGCTGCGAGGTTTGGTGGCATGAAGGGATCATTGCTTTCTAAATCTGGTAAGCCAACAAGATTAAAGCTAGCACTTAAAGCCTGGGGATTCTCAAGTAAAGAAGCTGCAAGAAACTTTGCTGCAAGACATAAGAAGAGATAATGGGTAAGAGAAAAGAAATATTAAAGAGCTGTGGTAACTGCCATATCTGTGGCAAAGAACACATGTCAAACGAAGGGGGTTGGGTTATCAATGCAGAGAAATTAAACTTCTGTCATTCATTAGATCATAGTTGTTATGAGATTTACTTTAATAATGTAAGAGCAGCAGAGAAACAAAAGGTTGTCATTAATGATAATAATGATAAGCGTATGAACATGTACATTGAGTACTTAAAGAAACAAAAATGTAAGCACAAATATGCCACTGAATAAAAAAGGTAAAAAGATTTTAGCAGAAATGCAAAAAGAATATGGTAAAGAAAAAGGTAAAGCTGTATTCTACGCATCAGAGAATAAAGGAACTATTAAAGGTGTAACAGGAAAGATGGCTAAAGGATTTAAATCTTTGCTAGCAAGATAATATGGATAAATCTAAATTTCATAAAACTAAAGAAGGTAAAACTGCTCGCAAAGGTTTATACTATAATATAAACAAGCGTAAAGAAGCTGGTACATCAAGATCTAAATCTGAATCTACTATATCTAAGAAGTCTTATAAGAGTTTATTAGCAGGATTTAAGAAGTAATTACTTAACATTATCCATCACATACTTATATCTGTTCCAGATAATATGATCTGGTTTCCAGAAATGTTGCTTATTAATTTTCATCTTAACATGGTGCATCATAGTAGTATGATCTTTGTTACCAAGGATAACTCCAATCTTTGTAAATGGCATAGAGTATTTATCTCTTAAAACATTTATAAGAATTGATCTTGCAATCACAGCTGACTGAACTCTAGTCTTTGTTAAGATTTCATTAACATCTATTCCAAGTTGATTGGCTACGATAGATAACATCTTCTTAACATTCTCAGGTACAACCACATCATTAATAGTTACATACTTAATAACTTCTTTAATAACTATTTGTTTGTGTCTGATGTTAGATTTAAAATACTCTCTTGCTAATTTATATCCAGTTCTAAAACCTGTACGATAAATCTTTCTTTCTCTGGCATCTAAGTTTGCAAAACTATTAAATGTATATCTTAATTTAATTTCCTTTTTGAATTCTTTTGGTGTCATAATTATCCTCTTTCTGTCGTATGTTTGTTGATCTAACTTTAACTTCTCCAATCTTAACCTTAATAAACAATCCTCGTTTATCAGGATCAAGTGCATGTTCTGCTGTGTCAAACTCTTCTACATAAGTAAAAGTGCATTCACCTTTTTTTAATCTAACAACTTTCATTGTTTTTTCTTTTGTCTTAATTGCTTAGTCATCTTGCAATAGATAGATAAATCATCATAGCTATCTGCTTTGTATTTCTTTGTGCATCTATAAAGTTTAAGTGCCATCATTATATGACCAACATCTTCTGGATCTAATGCGACTTTAATTTTATTAAATAAAACAATAGAGAATAGCTCAGCAAGTAATGCAAAGTTTTCTTCGTAATCACCATAATCTTCTTGGCGATCTTTTATAATTTTCTTTTGTATCTTCTCTTCAATAGACACAAAGTCTTCTTTAGTAGTCATATATCCTTTTCTGTTTTTTACTCTACCCCTAGGGAAACAACGTGAAAGGGTAGGCATGACTGCCTGATGAAAAACCCTAGGGATAGAATGAATAATAGTGTTACCTATTATTAGTATTGTCTATTACCGAAAGACTTATTGCTTGTAAATGGTTTCTTTTGAAATCCACCAGCTTTAAATCCAGGTTGTTT